ATGCCCAAGATTGCAAAGCAACTTTCTGATCGTGCCGTGGCCGCTATCAAGGCGGAGGGCAGGCACCCGGTGGGCGGAGTTCCCGGCCTTCACATTCGCGTGACAGACACCGGGCATAGGGGCTGGGTGCTGCGCGTGAAGGTGGGTGAAGCGCGCCGGGATATGGGCCTGGGGCCTTACCCCGAAGTCGGACTGGCAGAGGCCAGGGAGAAGGCCAGGGAGATACACGCCAGCTTGCGCAACGGCATCGTGCCCGCCACTCCAACAAAGCAGCGCATGGAGGCGCTGGTGCAGCAACCAGTTCGCAAGACGTTCAAGCAGTGCGCAGAGGCCTTCATGGGCGACAAGTCGGGCGAATGGAAAAACCCGAAGCACCGCCAGCAATGGGAAAACACGCTGGAGCAATACGCCTTCCCGCATATGGGCAGCTTGTCGGTAGATGCCATTGATCTGCCGCATGTATTGGCCTGCCTAGAGCCAATTTGGCGCAGCAAGACGGAGACAGCAACCCGCGTGCGCGGACGTATCGAGTCGGTGCTGGATTGGGCCGCCGTGCGCAAGTACCGCAGCGGCGACAACCCGGCCCGCTGGAAGGGCCACTTGGATAAGGTGCTGCCATCCCCCAAGAAAGTTGCCGAGACTGAGCACCACCGCGCCCTGCCTATCGACGGGATGCCCGCCTTCATGGCCGATTTGCGCCAGCGGGATGGTATTGCAGCTCGTGCCCTGGAGTTTGCCGTCCTGACTGCCGCCCGTTCTGGAGAAGTGCGTGGGGCAACCTGGGGAGAGATTGATCTGGAGGCGAAAGTGTGGACTGTTCCCAAGGAGCGCATGAAGATGGGCAAGGAGCATCGCGTCCCGCTGCCTGACGCCGCCATCAAGCTGCTGGAGGCCATGCCCCGCATGGAAGGGACAGACCTTGTATTTCCGGGCACCAAGGGACAACCACTGTCAGACATGAGCCTGACGGCAGTAATGCGGCGCATGGAGGTTGATGCTGTGCCTCATGGGTTCCGCTCAACCTTTCGGGACTGGGCAGGCGACCGCACAAACTACCCGCGAGACATGGCCGAAGCTGCGCTGGCGCACAAGCTGGAGAACAAGGTGGAGGAAGCCTATCGACGCAGCGACGCCCTAGAAAAGCGCCGGGAAATGATGCAGGAGTGGAGCAAGTTCATATTGACGCCGACCACCAACTAAAGAGGCCCTTCGGGGCCTTTTTCTATGGCGTGACCGACATGTACAGCACGACTACTACCAAAACCGCTTCGACCAGCTCAAAACGCTGGCTAACCCCTTATGAATCAACGACTTGCATCAATTCACCATTTATCAAGAACTCGGAAAGCAGTTTGCGCAGTGCCGCGCACAAGCTGTCAACAAGTTATCCACAGCTTGCTAATCGAGTTGCTGGATTGATGCTCAAAAAATACTCGCTACATTTAATGCATGGACGAACGAGAGAGTCCATAAAAGGCGAAGGCCCCAAGGGTGCAACCAAGGAGCCTTCTAGACTGCCAAAACCCGAGGGCCTTGAAAGTCTCCCAGCGACGGGACTTGAAGGGTAACACGACCGACCTATTCTTTGGAGCAGGCGGCATTAGCAACGTGTACAGCCGGGTTTTGGTTTTCCGTAACAACAGCTACGAAAGACCAACCATGCCAGCAAAAGTTACTCAGCATCACCAACACCAGCCGGACACCTTGCTTCGCGTAGTCCCCCACATCACCGACCGCATGGGCATCAGCCGCAGCGGCTGGTGGAAGGGCGTGAAGGATGGCAAGTTCCCGCCTGGGATCAAGCTGTCCCCCCGTGTGACCGTCTGGAAATCCAGCGATATCGACGCCCTCATTGCCAACCTTGGCAAGTAAGGGGGCCACATGCACAGCACCAACACCACCAAGGTGGGCGCAAGCGTGCCCGAAAAAACAAAAGTCGCCGGGGGCTACCAGACCACCGCGGCGACTTCCAAAGACTCCACCCCAATTTTCGCATGGGGGCTGAACGAAAACAACATCCCGCCCGAACTGCTGCCCAAGGCCCGCGCCTGGTTCCAGCGCCGCATGGACTACTACGCGGCAAAGCACGGCACCGCCTGGGCAGACACCCGCGAATGGATTGCGGACTACATCAACGAAGAGCTGCGGGAGCACCTGGCGAAGAAAGGCGGTTCAGCATGAGCTTCGACCGTACCCGACTTCCCGAGCCGGTGAGCTACTACGAGGGCCTGGGCCTGGCGTTTAAGGAGCGCAGGGGTAAGTGGCGCACCACGGCCTGCAACTTCCACGGCGGCACCGACAGCCTGCGCATCAACACCGACAGCGGCGCATTCGTGTGCATGGCCGGTTGCGGCGCCCGTGGCGGCGATGTACTGGCCTACCACATGGCCCAGCATGGCCTGGAGTTCGTGGAGGCCGCAAAGGCCCTGGGCGCGTGGATTGATGACGGACGCCCCGCCACCCAGCACAAGCCCTCGCCACTGTCTCCGCGCCAGGCGCTGGAAGTGCTGGCAGTGGAAGCCAACCTTGTGGCCATCGCCGCCGCGAACGTGGCGCACGGCGTGGTGCTGTCGCAGGTGGATTTGTCCCGCGTGCTGACTGCATCGGGCCGCATCACTCGCTTGGTGGAGGTGTTCGCATGAAGCGCGGCATTGCAGAGCACAACGCCATGGCATCGGTGCTGGACGACCGCGAGCGCGGGCCAATCTTTCCCGAACTGCCAGATTCGCCGGATATATCGGGCCTGGGGCCGCGCGACAAGGTGATCCTGACATGCGGCTCAGACCTGACGCCCGAGCCATACCGCTGGCTGTGGCAATACTGGCTGGCCATGGGGAAGCTGCATATCCTCGCTGGCGCACCTGGGCAGGGCAAAACCACCATCGCGCTGGCAATGGCGGCAACCATCACCATCGGCGGACGCTGGCCAGATGGTTCTCGCTGCGCACCCGGCAACGTGCTGATCTGGAGCGGTGAAGATGACCCCGCCGATACGCTGGTGCCGCGCCTCATGGCGGCTGGTGCGGATCGTGCCCGGTGTTATTTCATCGAGGGCGCACGCCGGGGCGGCGAAGTGGTGCCATTCGACCCGGCCCGCGACCTGGGGCAACTGCTGGAGGCCATCGAGAAAATCGGCGGCATCAGTCTGCTGGTGATTGATCCTGTGGTGAGCGCCGTCACTGGCGACACTCACAAGAACGGCGAGGTTCGACGCGCATTGCAACCCCTGGTTGATCTGGCTGCAAAGTGCGACTGCGCGGTGCTGGGCATCACCCACTTTGCCAAAGGTGGCCAGGGCACCGACCCGTCGCAGCGCGTGGTGGGCAGCGTGGCATTCACTGCTGTGGCCCGCGTGGTAATGGTGGCAGCAAAGGTGAAGGGCGACGAAGAAGGCCAGGACACTCGCATCCTCGCCCGCAGCAAAAGCAACGTCGGACCGGACGATGGCGGGTTTCAGTACCACCTTGAACAGTCCGAACCCATACCCGGCATTCATGCGTCACACATCGCATGGGGTAAGGCGGTGGAAGGCACGGCACGCGAGCTGCTGACCGACCCGGACGAGCCGCAACAGGAGCAGTCGGACGCCAGCGCCAAAGATGCCGCCATTGATTTCCTGGTGGAGATCCTGAAAGACGGTTCCGCACCGTCCAAGTATGTGGAGACAGAGGCCAGGGCGGCAGGCGTTTCATGGGCGACAGTGCGCCGCGCAGCGGACACCATCGGCGTGACGAAGCGCAAGATGAACGACGCTTGGTACTGGTTCCGACCCAAGTTGCTCAATCAAGTTGCTCAAGATGCTCAACCTTTAAACGATGAGCAAGTTGAGCAAGTTGATGAGCAAGTTGCCCAAAGCACGGAGGTTCTATGACGCCCGAAGCCATCCTTGCCGACCTGATCCTGTGCGGCATTGAACCCAGCGTGACGCCGGACAAAACCGGCATCGTGGTGCCAGCCGGGAAGCTGACGGAAGCGCAGCGCGCCGCCGTCCTGGGCCACAAGCCCGCGCTGATCGCGTGCATCTTGGAATCGGCCCGCGTCACCGCGCTGCTACTGGAAGCCGCCATGCGCCGTTGCGACGAGCGACCCGACAGCGACAAGGCCCGCCAGGACATGCGGGAGGAGATATTAGGGACACCGCCGCACTTGCGCCCGGACTTGCTGGATTACTTTCTCAGTGATCCCGGTAGCTTGAAATGAACCACCGACCCGCCCCGAGCGGGTTTTTTCATGCCCACTTGATTTCATATTGTGAAATGTGATAATAGGCACATTCCGCATTATGAAATGTGGAGACAACCCGCCCGGCGATTGCATGGGCACTTTTTCAAGAAAGCCCACAAATGCAAACCTTGCACGCCATCCGAGAAGCCCGCAGCCAAAAAGTGAACGAGGCCCGCGCCCTGCTGGCATCCATGCCAACCCTGACGCCTGAAGCTCAGACGAAATTCGACGCCATCAAGGCCGAAATCGTGAGCCTGGAAGGCCAGGAAGCCCGCGCCCAACTCGTGGAGGACTGGGAGCGCCGCAGCCTGGGCCAGCCGGCGGACAAGGCCCGCAACGAGCTGGAAGGCCGCGTTAGCGTGGTGGAAGTGATGCGCGCTCAGATGGAGGGCCGCAGCCTTACGGGTGCCGCTGCCGAGTTCGCGCAAGAAAGCGAACGCCGGACGGGCCGCAAGGCTCAGGGCGTGTTTGTCCCGCTGGCTGCGCTGGAATCTCGCGCCGTCAACACCACCGTGACCGCGCCGGAAATCGTGCCGACGACCCACCGCGCAGACCTCTATATCCAGCCGTTCCGCAACAACCTGCTGGCGCGCCGCCTGGGTGTTCAGGTGCTATCCGGCCTTTCCGGGAATCTGTCCATTCCGAAGCACGCGACGGGCGGCACGACTGGCTGGGTTGCAGAGAATGCGGCACTGCCCACTGGTGATATGAGCTTTGACAGCGTGCCCATGGCACCGAAGCACGCGGGCGGCATCCAAGAGATGAGCCGTCAACTGCTGCAACAAAGCTCTCCTGACATTGAAGCGTTGGTGCGCAATGACCTGTCTGCACTGCTGGCTCAGGCGATTGACTCTGCGCTTATCAAGGGAGGCGGCACCAATGAGCCGAAAGGCGTTCTGTCGACGGTGGGCATTCAAACCGCAAATTTGGCAACTTTGAGCTGGCAGAACATTCTGGCCATGCTGCAAAAGCTGGATATCAGCAACACCAGCGCCGCCAACATCGTGGCATCCATGAAGGTGAAAGCCAAGCTGCAAGGCACCTTGAAGGCCGCAGGCATTGCGGGCTACTTGATGGAAAACGGGCGGGTTGCCGACTTGCCCGCGTTTTTCAGCAACCAAGTTCCCGAAAAGACCGGCACTCCCAACACTGGCCACCTGATCGCGGGCGATTGGAGCCAGGCCCTGCTGGGAATTTGGAGCGAGATTGATCTGTTGGTGAACCCGTACAGCGAAACCGCCTACAGCAAGGGCAATGTGCTGGTGCGTGCGATGGCGACGGTTGATGTGGCTGTGCGGCATCCCGAGAGCTTTGTTGTGGCTTCTGACGTGGCCTTGTAAGTCCATGAGCACCCCGGACATTGAGCGCCGGGGTGCTGTCGCTGGTGTTACTGCCAGCGGCCGCACTCTGAGCGGGTACGCCGCAAGCTACAACGACCCAACGGCCATCGGCGGATTTACCGAGCGCATCGCGCCCGGTGCATTCACCAAGTCGCTGGCAAGTGGGAGGGACGTTCTGGCCCTGCTAGACCATCGCGCTGATGTTCTGCTGGGGCGTACCCGCTCAGGCTCTTTGAAACTGTCCGAGGATGCAAAGGGCCTGCGCTTTGAATTGAGCTTGCCCGACACCGCCGCCGCCCGCGATGTGATCGCCCTTGCCGAGCGTGGCGACCTGGGCGGCATGTCGTTTGGCTTTGTCGCCATTGATGAAGCCTGGGACGGGAACACCCGCGAGCTACGCCAGGTAGAGCTACACGAAATCAGCGTGGTGCAGTCCTGGCCAGCGTACCAGAGCACCGAAATCAACCTGCGCAGCCGCCCGCCTGAGCGCTCTTTCTGGGACTGCAACCGCGCATGGATGGAGACAGTCAAATGCTGAACCGCATCTTGTCGGCCATCGGCCTGGAAAAGCGCAGCACCATCGGCGTCAACGGCTGGCCTGTGCCGCTGTCTGCCACCGCCGTGACGCCTGAAAGCGCCCAAGGTGTTGGAGCCTGTTATGCCGCCGTGGCCTTGATTGCCGAGGCTATCGGTTCTTTGCCCTTGAAGCTGTATCGGCAGGACGGCGACGACCGCAAAGCCGCCACCGAGCATCCATTGCATACCGTTCTTCACCGTGCACCAAATGGCCAGCAATCGGCCACCGAGTTCTGGGAGTGGATGGTTTCATCCATGCTGCTGACGGGCAACGCCTACGCCAAAGTTACCCGAGGCTTTGATGGCCAGGTGCGCAGCCTTGACCCCATGGTGACGGATCGCGTGACCATCATGCGCAAGGGCGAAACCATCGCCGGGTATGAGTACACCAACAGGGACGGCGTGAGGGAGCGCCTATTGCCTGCCGAGGTGTTCCACCTTCGCCACCGTGCTGGCAATGATCCATTGGTGGGCGTCAGTCCTATCGCCGCCGCCCGCGCCGTGATCCAGCTCGCACAAGCTGAAGCGCAACATGGGCAAAGCACCTTCGACAACGGCACCAAGGCCAGCGGCATCATCACCATGCCCGGACGTTTGAAGCCTGAGCAACGCCAAGCCATCGCGCAAAGCTGGCAAAGCCAGTATGCCGGTGGAAGCAATGCGGGCAAGGTGCCGATCATGGAAGAGGGTTCCTCGTTCGTGCCCATCAGCTTGTCCCTTGCCGATAGCGAGTGGGTTGCTTCACGCCGGTTCAGCGTGGAAGAAGTGGCCCGCATATTCAAGGTGCCGCCCGTCCTGATCGGTGATCTGTCTCACTCGACATATTCCAACAGCGTGGCCATGGATATGTTCTTTGCCAAGCACACTTTGGGCAGGCACTTATCGGCCATTGAAGGCGCTATCAACCGCCAACTGCTGACGCCAGCCGCAGCCCGCACCATGTACGCAGAGTTCAGCCTGGAAGGGTTGCTGCGCGGTGCCAGCACCGAGCGGGCAGCGTTCTACAGCTCCGGCATCAGCGACGGATGGATGCTCAAGAGCGAAGCCCGCAAGCTGGAGAACCTGCCCGCCATCGAGGGCCTGGACGACGAAAAAGAGGGTGGGCACTCAGTACCCACCCCGGCGCCGCTGCCGTACCCGAGCAAGCAACAGGAGGCCATGGCGTGACACGTTCGCCCACGTTCTTTCGTGACGCCAGGCAACAGCCGCCCAAGGGCCTGGACAGCAACGGCAACCCACTGCCCGAGGCCGAGCCGCGCCGCGTCAATGGCTACCTGGTGAAGCCGCCAATGCGTTGGACAAAGGACAGCAACGGGCGGGTGCTGCCGCTCAACTCCGCAGCATGGCGCAAGCTCAGAAAACAGGTGCTGGCTGAAGAACCACTTTGCAGGCACTGCGCCGCCCAAGGGTTGACGGTGCCAGCCACCGAAGTGGATCACATGCGGGGAGCTGCCGATAACAGCCGGGACGCGCTACAGGCACTGTGCAAGCCCTGTCACAGCATCAAGACGATGGCCGACCTGTATGGCAGACCGGCGCGCATGGGTTGCGATGAGAGCGGCAACCCTATCAACCCTGCGCACCATTGGAATCAATCGACTGTAGAGGCTGCTAAGGGCCTTGCTGGGGACGTTGTAGGCGACTCTCAGAAATCACCAGCAACCGAGGACGCAACACCGACCGGTTCCCCTTCTTTTAATGCTCACTGCTTAAAAAATAGGCAACCATGAAGCTGACCCCCAAGCGCAAACGCTCCGACAGCGCCGCCGCAGCCATCGCCGCCACCCAAGCCGCAGCCCTGCCGCCCTTGGAGCCGCCCGCCCATGTGCTGGTGCCACCCGAGGCCCGCCCGTTTTGGGATGCCATCGTGCAGGCCAGGCCAAGGGACACATGGAACCCGGTTGATCTGGCATCGGCTGCGAACCTTGCCCGCGTGCAATGCGCCTTGGAGGCCGCGCCCGTAGGCTCAGACGACCACATCAAGCTTACCCGCCTTGCCCTGGCACTGACCCGCGCTATCGCGGTCAACACGGTGGCCACGGTCGGACGGTCGGCGGACATTGCCAAGGGTGCCGAGCTGGAGCGCAAGGCACGCCAGGACGATGGCGACGACCTAATACCACGGCTGCGCGCTGTCTAATCAGATTTGAAATCCGAATGAGCAGAGCCGCCCGCATCATCGAGTTCATCGAGCGCTACTGCGTGACGCCCGAGGGCGCCCACGTAGGCCAGCCGCTGGTGCTGGCAGAGTTCCAAAAGCAGTTCCTGCGCGACGTGTACGACAACCCCGCAGGCACGCGCCGCGCCATCTTGGGATGCGCCAGAAAGAACGGCAAGAGCGGGCTTATCGCTGGCCTGCTGCTGGCGCACCTGGTGGGGCCGGAGGCGAAGCAAAACAGCCAAATCGTGTCGGGTGCCATGAGCCGTGAGCAAAGCGCCCTGGTGTTCAATCTGGCCAGCAAGATGGTGCAACAGTCGCCCAAGCTGTCTAGCCTGGTGCGGATCATTCCATCGGGTAAACGGTTGATCGGCCTGCCGCTGAACGTGGAGTTCCGCGCCCTTGCTGCTGACGGCAAGACGGCGCACGGCCTGTCTCCAGTGCTGGCCATCTTGGACGAGGTGGGCCAGGTGCGTGGCCCGCAAAGCGACTTCATCGACGCTATCACCACCAGCCAGGGGGCACATGAAGCACCGCTACTGATCGCCATCAGTACACAAGCGAGCGGGGACGCAGACCTGTTTTCCACATGGATCGACGACGCCCAGCGCAGCGCAGACCCGCGCATCGTGTGCCACCTATACGCCGCGCCCGAAGGCTGCGACCTCATGGACGAGGCGGCATGGAAGGCGGCAAACCCCGCCCTGGGCCTGTTCCGCAGCCTGGACGACCTGCGCGAACAGATGACGCAGGCCCAGCGCATGCCGAGCATGGAGGCGACAGCAAGGAACCTCCTTTTAAACCAACGAATTTCCACGGTAAGCCCATTCATCAGCCCATCGGTGTGGAAGTCCTGCGCAGGCCCGGTGCTGCCGTTTGATGGCCCGGTGTGGTGCGGTCTTGATCTGTCTGCGCGTGTGGATTTAAGCGCCCTTGTCGTCGTCGGCCAAGTGGATGGCGTGTGGCAGGTGCAGAGCCACTTCTGGACGCCAGAGCAGGGCCTGGAGGAACGCGCCCGCCGCGACCGTGCGCCCTATGACGTATGGCACCGCCAGGGCTTTTTGCGGACGACGCCAGGGGCCACCGTGGACTACTCGCACGTAGCAGCCGACATGCTGGAAATCCTCGACGGCCTTGATGTGCGTGGGATCGCTTTCGATAGGTGGCGAGTTGCCGAACTGCAACGCGAGCTAGACCGCCTGGGGGCAGAACTGCCGCTGGTGGAGCATGGCCAGGGCTTTGCATCAATGGCCCCTGCGCTCGACGCGCTGGAAGCCGAGCTACTGAATGGGCGGGTTGCCCACGGTGGCCACCCAGTGCTGACCATGTGCGCCGCCAACGCCGTGATCGTGAAAGACCCAGCGGGCAATAGAAAGTTAGAAAAATCGCGCAGCACGGGCCGCATTGACGGATTGCAGGCCCTGGCCATGAGTATGGGCGTGGCATCGAGGGCCACAGAGGGCCAGTCGGTGGGCTTCACAGAGTTCACGTTTGTTTAACCCTTGCCGGGGGGGCCACGCGAGTGGAAGGCCCGGACGCGGATTAGTCGGTGAGTGCCGCGCATTGCAAAAACCCCGACAGCCAGCGAGTGGGAGCGCACGGCATGGGCGCAAAGGTGAGTGATTCCCCGATGCGACCATGGCCCTGACCTTTCGCCCACGGCGCTGGCACCCCTTTTTCAAACCATTTGAAAGATTCAAATGCTGACCCTGCCCGAAGTGAAACTGCACTGCCGCATCGACCACGGCGACGAAGATACGCTGCTGCAATCCATGATCGACGCCGCCACGGCATCGGTAGGCGACTACATCAACGCCACCGAGCCATTGGACGCCACCGCACCCGCTCCGGTGAAGGCCGCCGCCATGCTGCTGGTGGGCGACCTGTACGCCAACAGGGAAGCCCTGGTGGAGCGCCCGCTGTCCAAGAACCCGACGTTTGAACGCCTGCTGGCACCGTACCGGGTGTACGCATGAACGCGGGCAAGCTAGACCAGCGCGTGACGGTGGAGCGGTTCACCAGCACAGTGGACGACTGGGGAACCCCTATCGAGAGCTGGGCCCCCCTGTTCACCTGCTGGGCCGCTGTAGAGCCGCTGGTAGGCCGGGAGTACATCGCGGCGCAGGCGTTGCAGTCTGAGGTGACGACGCGGATAAGGATGCGCTTTCGCCCTTGGATGACGGCGCAGGATCGCGTGATCCACGATGGCAAGACCTACAACATCGTGAGCGTGATCGACGTGCGTTCAGGGCACCGGGAATTGGTGTTGATGTGCAAGGCGATTGCCTAA